TTTTGTCAATAGGGTACGACCAATATTTTCTCCAGATATAGCCGATCCCATAATACCAGAAGGAAAATGATGTGCGTAGTATATACCATCAACTACTTTCATTTGCTTATAAGGAACTTCTTGCCAACCATATTTTTTAAATTGTAGATCACTAATTTTTAGTGTACCATCTAACTCTGGATTTTCATCTACGAATCTATCAATACGATCCTCATGATTACCATGTAACATAATCTTTTTAGGTTTATGGCTACCTAATCCTTTATTAAATAAAGATAATGCTGCATGGGAATGATCCATATCTTTTTGATATCTTCTACCTTCAAATGATTTTTTTGCTCTATCATATGTAGATAGAGAATCCATGCTACAAAAATCACCCATACATATAACATGTGTAACTTTAAAATCTGCAGCTAATCTACCTGCCCATAAGAATCTATCATTGCTTGCTTTGGGTGTGCAATGAGGGTCACCCATAACTAAATGTGTTGCCACTAGTTTAACTCCTTATCTCGTTTCTTTTTTAGATACTCTAAAAAATCTACAACATTAGATTCATCATTAAATTCTGCAACAGAACTAATGCTAAGATTATTAGTGCCTTTATTTTTATCTTCTGCAAATCCACGAAGTCCCCACAGAAACGTTGAATGGGGGTCAGTAGTTGCCATCTTTATCATGCCTCTAGCTATAGTAGAGCATAATTCATATTCTTCAGTACCCATTTTAGATTTACTATCCATAACGATACCACAAGTAAAACCTTTTTGCCAAGGGCTAACTAGCACCTTGATTGAATTAATTAAACTTAAACTTTCTTTTTTCTTTGTCATGTATACCAATACCTATCTACATTGTATTTATTATACTCAACAATTTTATGTTCAAAACTTCTTTTCATACTTTTTCTACCAAAGTCATTAGCTTCTTTTTCATTATCAAATAACGTATTACTAAACATTCTATAATCTTTCTCCTTTTTATTTTTATATAATACAAAGTATAACATAATAAGAGACGGTGAGAAACAGACCCCTCAAACTATTCCCCACCATACTCTTCAGTCTCCTCTTTTGGATTTGTTACAGAAGTGTACCAAACCCATTTCGGATTCTTTCCTTTAGATTGCTGTTGTGGTAACAACTGCAACTTGTCTCTTCCCCAACAAGGAAGTTTGTATGGGCAGTATGAACATACAAAACCCAAAACTCTATTACCTGTAGGTTTACTTCTAAAAGTTTCTGCTACATCATCATAACATCTTTTAAAAGGTTCGCCTTTAGTTAATGCTTTAAAATTATTCTTGGCAGAATCTAATGCTGTCTTCTTATATTCTTCATGCTCTGTAGGTGTTTCACAAACTGCCCACTCACCAGTAGATTTATTAACTACAATCCAGCCACCAAACTTTTTATTTTGACTCTCGCCATATAAAAATCCTTGTGATACATAACCAAAGGAATCTTCTCTAGCAACTTCACTAAATCCCCCTGCTTCTCCAAACTTTTTATCAAATGAGTATGGTGATGCACTTTTAATGTCCCATACTTTGCCATCAATCTCAACATCTTGTCTACCTTCAATTGCTCCTCCATCAAATTTATACTCTAATTTTTTCTGTTCATTCTTTAATTTTACACCTGCTGATTTCATTACAAATATAGATAATGCTTCTATTAAATCACCAAATGTATTTCTCATTCTAACATTATATGGTTGACCTTCACCCTTTATACCTTTTGCTTCCATTTGTAGTTGGCATAGTGGTCTACCTATATTAGACATTCTAGGTTCAAACTTATCTTTTCTTTCTTCTTCAAACTGTTTTAGTAAGGCGTTTTTACACGCCTCACCAAACTCCTGCACTAACTGTTTGTCTAGTTTGACAGGTTTTTTTGAAACAGAATCGAGATACTGCTGTACTTGTAAAAGTATATTATTCATTAAGTTGATAATACTTTTTCTGGATCTAACTCTTCTACAATTTTAGCATCTATCTTGTCATGACCATTAGCACCTTTACTCTTAGCAGTATTATAAAGATCAATGACCTCTTTGTTCTCAACATCTATGGACTCTTGAAATACCTTTAATGTTTCCATATCAGTATCAGATAGCTGTAAGTTTGCATCTGCATTAACAGATATCTCTGGTACATAAAATACATTGCCGCCTTTCTTTTGTCTTTTAGTATCTAAAGAAAACGTGCAATTAAACATAAGTTTCTTTCTTTTCTTTAATAGATCTAAAGCAGCTGTTACAGGTGAGAACGCAGTACCAGTTACCCTATACAGAACAGGTATATTTTCTATACTATGATCTTGTCCTTGTGAAGTTTTACCTTTATCAAAAGATAATAACCCGTATACAAGTTTGTAACATCTTATAGTTCTTTGTTGTTCTAGTTGTTCTGGTGTAAGATTTGATCTTTCTTTGAAAGGTATCTTACCACACTTAGTTCCACCTAGTATATCTATAGCTTCTTCTCTCCAACTTTTAAATATAATAGATCTATTAACATACTCTCCTTTATCTGCATCATAGTGCATGTATTGCATAGCACTTATAAATGGTCTTAATGTTACTGGTTTACCAAAAACATTTTGACCTACATTAGAGTCGTATGTGTAGAAGTGACCAACTGGTAATTGATTACCATCATCATCTTCTGGTGAACGATTGATAGCTAGTCTAGGTATATTAGAACCTGTGCTAGAACCATCGTCTTGCCCAATGGCTTGCATAATTTGCTCATTAGACATTTGTTTTATGTTTGTTAAGTTATTGTCAGACATTTGTCCTCCTTATTTATAATTACCTTATACATCATTTTTACTTTTTTGTCAAGGATTATTTTATGAATGGGTCTATAAAAAAACCCACTAAAATATACACCATTAACACACCAAATATAATTTCTAACATATTGCTGTCTCCCCGTCTATTATTTTTACTTCTAAACCATCTGTTTGTGCAAAGTAAACCCATTCTGATAAAAATTCATGGTCTCTATCTATGTATAACGTACTAGGTTCTATAACACATTGATCTTTTAGTGCTGTGTATTCTAAGTATGCAGAATACTCTTCATCAGAAAACTCATCCATAGTTTCTAATGCTTCTATTTCTTTACTCATTTAACCTCCTCCATATTTAACCAATCATACCCTATTTTTAATTCTGTGTCAAGGGGTACATTGAAGTCTATTTTGTAATACTGTTTTAGTGCAGGTATTACATCTGCTGTGCCCCTGTTAAATATCTCACTCATCACATCTTCTTCGCCAGGGTAAACATCAGCCACAATAGAATCATGAACTGTGTTTATAAGTAAACTTTTTACTTTCTTTT